CTTCAATCGGCAAATGAAAGCGGTATTCCTGAATACGCGGATCAGATGAAGTCTTTTGCCAACAAACTAGATTTGGTTGACAAACTTAAATCCAAACTTGGCGCAAATGTCAAGCAAGGTGAAGACCATGCCGAAGGTTTTATCAGTAATCTTTTTGGGAAAAATCGTACAAACACACAAGAAACATTAAAGGATTTCGATCAGGCATTTGGAACTGATTATTACAACCAGGCCAATGCGGCGCATCTTGCGGATTACCTTAATCCTGAAGGTAAATTACCAATTTTTACAAAATGGCCGACAGGTAGAAGCGGTATGCTGGGGAAAATGGGCGCATTTACTATTGGTAGTCCGCGTGTAATGAGTTGGGCTTTAAATAATCCTGTTAAAGCTTCCATTGCGGCCACAATACCAGCCGCTGCCGCTGCATATAGCGGGATTAATACAATCGCCAATATGGGAGGAAAGTAATCATGCCTTTTAAAAGCCAGGCCCAACGCGGTTTTATGTATGCCAATCATCCCGCTATTGCCAAAGAATTTGAGGCGGCTACGCCTAAAGGCAAGAAGTTGCCATATCACGTTAAGAAAAAGAAAACTATCGCAAATATGATGAAGGATTAATTTTATGACAACATCAATTTTAGGTTACTACGGCCCGGATCCGAAATGGCAAGTATTCTCGGATAACGGTTTGCCGGGAGCAGGATATAAACTCTGGGCTTTTGCTGCCGGTACGACAAGCCCGCTAGATACCTATAGCGATCCATTTTGTCAGACTGCTAATGCCAATCCGGTCGTATTCGATGCAGCAGGCCGCGCGACAATCGTTTTTAAATTAGGAGTAGCGTATAAGATCGTATTGACATATGCGGACGGGGAGATTGATTCCGGTACCGGTTTGCCTACGCTTGGTAGTACGATTTGGTCAATAGATAATTATGGGTCAATCAGCAGCGCATTTTGTACCGTAGCGTCAATAGCGGATTTAAAAGCACTTAATAGCGCAGCGTTTGACTTTGTTTCCGTGCTTGGCTATTATGTTGCGGGAGATCAAGGTGGTGGCTTGTTTTATTGGAATGGTTCCAGCAGCGTAACGCAAGATACCGGCATGGTTTTTTACGGTGCCGATAATTCATCGGGTGCAAATAACGGGCGCTATATTCGTATGATTACGCCCGGAGCAGAAGTAAATGTACGCTGGTTTGGCGCTAAGGGCGATAACAGCAACAATGATACAACCGCGCTTGCGGCCGCAGACACTTATGCGCAGGCGCAAGGCGCCAAACCGGCATTATATTTACCTAACGGCGCATTTAAAATAAGCAGCGATCCCGGTTTAGTTTCGCTTGTGCATCTCGCGGGCGGGGCATCGCTAGTCTGTGCCGCGCTCACGCCTGCGATTAAACCGATTATTGATGATTTAGGTTACCATTTTAGTTGTACAACAAACATTGTTTTCCCGGCTAGTCAAATTGTTCACGCTGAGTGGTTTTCCAGCGTTGCGCTCGGCGGCGGATCAAATGATGATACCGCTGCTTTTCAAAAGGCGCTTTTGTCAATCGCAGCCAATGGTGGAGTATTAGAGGTTGCAGGCGCATCAGTTTATTATAAGATAACAGGAACTTTACCGCTTGCGAGCAACTTAACAATTCGCGGGCTAGGCAATCAATCATGTTTTAAATTTGCTTCAGGAATTTCAACTACCATTCCCATGTTTTTGGGTGCCGCTACTGCGGTTTTAACCAATGTAGCAATTAGAAAAATACAGTTGGATGGTAACGCGACTGGTCAAATAAGCACGCATACGCCGAACGCCATTACCGGTAATTTTAGCAATTCGGTTATAGAGGACTGTTTGATGCAGAACTTTTTTGGGACTGCTATTTCTTTGGGAATAGCAGCGTATCCTTGCACAAATATGAAAGTTAAAGGAAACCTATTTTATCAGAATGGACAAAATCATACCGACGAATCAGGTCTTCTTGCTGGTAGTATTAAAATAGTCAATGGTTCTTATATCGATATTATAGATAACCATATTGAAGATTTTAATTCATACGGTGCCTATGGAATTTGTATTTATTGTACAGCGACATATTCTGCCTTGACTAATATTAACATTAAACGCAATGAACTTATTGGTTGTAATATTCAACACTTTCCGTATGGTGCATTATATGCTGGGGAAGTGGTAGTTGCGGATAATAAAGTAGATTTAAGCAGTGTTTACGGATATAGTACACCAGACTGTATTATGTTTGAATATGGAAACGGCCATGTGCGAATATCTAACAATACGCTTTATCCGAACTTAGTTTCCGCTGGTATTCATGTTATGCCGGTTGGTTCGACTGCTCCGGCTATTCCTTTACGATATGAGATAGATAACAATAGCATTTTCACCACGGCCACATTGTCAACCGAAGCTGATGTAAATGGTTCAACCCATTCAGGAATTAGCATTGAATCAGCCCAACATTATACCGCGTATGTCCACGATAATAATATTGTGATGCAAAATGACGATACGACTGTTCCCGGACTAGTCACCGGCTCTTATGGCATTTGTGAAGATGGGTCTGCTTGGGGTTCTGCTACTGGGACTGTTAAATATGGTACAAACACAATTTCCGGATGGGCTGTATCGATATACAATGCTCATTCAACCAGTACTTTGGTTTTGCCGCAGACCGTTTCGATTATTGGCGATTTGCATATCTCCGGTTTAATATACGGTACGCTGGGCTTAACTGGTTTTATAAATGGTTTACAAATGAGCGTTATGACCACGGCTATAAGCGTTTCTTCAGGTTGTGCAATGGACTCAACAGGTGCACAAATAATAAAACTGGCGTCTATGTTTAATAAAAACATAGTGAATAGTGGCCGGACGGCTTTTCAGGCGTGGACGCTAGGATCAGGCGGTGGCGGGGTTCCCGCTACAGTTAGTTTTAGTACAGGATGGAAAAATATATTTATTATTATGGATTCCGCTGGAACGGTGGACATTGGCCTTGATGATGCCGTAAATCTTGATGCAAATAAATTATTAGCGTATGCCGGAACAATAACCGGCACAACATGGATTTATTATAGGCGCATAGGTTCCGTTTATATTAGTGGGACATCAGGATCGTATCAAGTCCGGCCTTTCAGACAATTCGGTGATTTTTTTAGTTATGATAGCGATATTTGGGCGAATGATTATACTGGTGCCAGCGATATAACCGCCGGGGCGGCAATATCGTTGCTTTATGTGCCATTATACATAGTTACTAAAGCTAAAATAAATGTCCGGTTAGAAAATAACAATACAAGCAATAGTGCCTCAAACTTACTCATAACAAATTATAATGATACTAGTTCGACGCCGGGATATTTTCCATTGTCAATGGGAAGGCCAACGGTAGATGCGGCTAGTTATCTTGCTAGTGCTTTTATTATGGATATCGATACGGTCGTTAGCGGAAGCTCTGTATTGATATACGCTAAAACCGGGCATTCGGCGGATAGGGTATCTATTGCCGCCATTGGATACGCTGATTATCGTGGCAAAGACGGATTTTAATATTATGCTAAAAAACACGAAACCAAAGCCTAAAATTCAAATTCCCATTCATGGGGATTTTAAATTTTTATTTGATCATAGCAGGGTCTGGCGGTATCGTGTTTGCCCCGGCGGCCGTGGCCGTGGAGCAAGCTGGAATTATATACGCGCGTTATTATTGATTGCTTATAATCCGGTAAAATTATGGTATGGACAAAAAAAAGTCCGTATTCTTTGCACGCGCGAAATTCAACGGTCTATACGAGAGTCAACCTGGCGCCTGTTAAAAGAGCAAATTGAAATGTGCGGACTTTATCCGTTTTTCGATGTTACCGACGTTAGCATTAAATGTAAACATAATGGAAGTGAGTTCATTTTTGAAGGACTGTTAAGAAATATTAATAAAATAAAATCATATTCCAGTATTGACATTTGCGATGTAGAAGAAGGCGAAAACATATCAGAGGAATCGTGGATAGATTTAATTCCGACGATAAGAAACGAATATAAGGATCAACCTAAAATAAACGGAGAATATCCCGGTTCTGAAATTTGGGTACGTTATAATCCTAAATACGAAGACGACGCCACGCATCAGCGTTTTGCCGTACATGCTCCTGATAATGCTATAGTTAAATTTTTAAGTTGGAAAGATAACCCAGACTTTCCGGAAGTGCTTAAAAAGGAACGGGAACAGGATTATGCGTATCGCCCCGCTATTGCTAAAAATATATGGGAAGGGCAATGTCTGGGAACAGGTCGCAAAGTCTGGCCGGAATTCAGCGAGAAATTGCATGTAAAACAAATTGATTGGGATATTATCCGCGATCAGGGCAATTGTTATATGACGATGGATCCGGCGATGCATTATTACCCAGCATGCCTTTGGATAGCAGTATTGCCTAAAATTGGTATCAAAGGTACGTTTAAATATGTTTACAACGAGTGGCCGACGCTTAATGATATGGGGGAAGAATTTTATAAAGCCCGCAAAGACACACTTTATGCGGGAACATTAAACGATATGGCGCGCGCTTTTAGCGTTAAGGATGGTTTTGTAGAACATCAACTAAATATTAAGGCGCGGTTTATTGATACACGTTTTGCCAAAGGAACGGGCAGCGGGTCATATTTTAGTGGTTCGACCGACGGGCTTGTGTCTGAATTTGCAAAACGCGAAAATGGCGGTTTGATATTTCAGTGTCCAAATGTAAAAGCTATTGACAGTCAGCGGATGCTTATTATTCAAGATTTGCAGATTAATACTTTGCAGGATGTCGGGCCGATGAATGAACCTAGTTTGTTTGTTGCGCCGTGGTGTCATAATCTGATAACCAGTTTAACTAATCATCGTTTGATTGACGGAAGCGAAGAAGAAGACCCGAAATATAAGGATTTTTCGGATTCTTTACGGATCGGATACGCAGGACTTGGCGGATATATATATCGTGATCCGCGTCCTGAAACACCTGAAATTACTCCAAGTTTCGTTACAGCTGGTTATTCCGGTGGTAGTAACGGCAGTACATGGGCGGCCTAAATTATGATAAAGCGCAAACGTAAACCTACAATAAATACCGTGGATGAACAGAAAACCAAAAACAAAAGTGAATTTCTTGCGCTTGCCGTAAAGCGGTTTCAAAATTGTTTAGACAATAGTATGGAACAACGAAAAGAGGCGGCGGATGATATACGCTTTGTTGCCGGAATACAATGGACGGACGGGGATTTAAAACAACGTGAGCTTGATAGGCGCCCATGTTTAACGGTAAACCGCATATTGACAATTAATAATCAGGTTATTAATGACATGGCGCAAAACACTCCATCGATCAAATATCGCCCGGTTGATTCGGTTACGGATATAGCGACCGCTGATATTATTAGCGGATTAGCACGGCATATATTAAATCGTGGCGACAGTAAAGACGCTATCGACTGGGCCGTAAATAATGCAATAAATCAAGGATGGGGATTTTTCAGAGTATTAACCGATTATTGCGCGTCAAATAGTTTTGAACAAGATGCAAAATTGATGCGTATTAATAATCCTGCCAGTGTTTATTTACCATTTCATCTTTGCCAAAATGCGGATTTTTCCGATATGATGTATGCGTTTATAAGGGAAAAATATCCGAAAGAGGAATTTGAAGAAGAGTTCGGAAAGAACGGCACGAACGCTTGGAAAAATCAAGGCGAAGGTGATAGAAACTGGTATGAGCATGATTCTGTTTATGTCGCAGAATATTTTATACGAGAAAAAACCAAAAAGAAAATTTATTTGCTTGATAATGGACAAACTGTAGAAGACCTGCCTGAAGGGATAATTGCGGAACAGACACGCGAAAAAGATGAATATAAAGTTTATCGTTATCTAATTACAGAAAACGAAATATTTGAAGACCGAAAGGAATTACCTGGGCAATATATTCCAATCGTCGCGGTGTTGGGACAGGAATTCAATGTTGACGGCGTAAAAAAATATTTTAGCATTACGCGCAACGCTAAAGACAGTCAGCGGATGCACAATTTTTGGTTGTCCGCATTTACGGAAATGACAGCTTTGCAGCCCAAAGCGCCGTTTGTTGTTCCTAAAGGAATGTTGGAAGGTTTTGAGACGCAATGGAGAGAGGCTAACAACAAAACTTTTGCATTCTTGGAATACAATGGAATAGTCAATGGACAACCCGTTTCAGCGCCTCAACGTGTACAACCACCGATACAATCTGAGGCTATTATTACCGGTGTACAGATGTCAAGCGAAAGTCTGAAAGAAACCACGGGCATATACGATGCTTCACTTGGTTCAAATGGGCAGGAGAAAAGCGGTAAAGCAATCATCGCCCGTCAACGGCAAGGTGATGTGGCTAATTTTCATTTTGTAAATAATCTCAATCGGGCCTTACGTTATTTAGGCCGGATATTAATCGATATGATACCGGAAATTTATGATAGCGCTAGAGCAATACATATTCTTGGCGAAGATTTGACTGATGAAGTTGTTGTTATTAATCAAGTTTATCAAGACCCGAACGATCCCGACAAACAGCTTTTATACGATCTTACGGCTGGGGAATATGATGTTGTGATAGATACCGGGCCAAGCTATGAAACACGGCGTATGGAAGCTGCGGATAGTTTGACGCAGATTATCCAAGCTGTGCCGCAAATAGGCCAGGTTTGCAGTGATATTCTTGTGCGTAATCTGGATTTTCCTGGGGCTTCTGAACTTTCAGAGCGGCTTAAAAAGACTATCCCACCGCAACTTATCGATGACAAGAGCAAAAACGGCGCTCCGGTATCCGAATCTGAATTGCGCACAATTATAGCTGATTTACAAGCGGTGCAGCAACAATCCGGTATGAAAGACCAGCAAATCCAGCAGATGACCGCCATGATACAGCAGATGCAGGGATTATTAAAAGAAAAAACAACGGGGCAGCAATTAGATATGGAAAAAACCGTTATTAAGGCGCAAACAGAAATACAAAAAGCGCAACTACAACAAGCGCATGAAAATCATGGACGAATTATCGATACCGGTCTGGAATTACATAAAATGGCCCAGCAGCAAATGACCAATGCGCTGAATACGGCTAATCCTGGTCAGGCACCCGCGCCATTAGCGGAGAATAACGCACCTGGCAATAGCCAGAGGGGTTAAATATTATGACAACCGATATGATCGTGGAAGAAGCCGTACAGGTTACAGATGAGAACTTAAGCAAAAAGACCGGTGATGAGCCGGAGGTTGTCGAAACCGAGAAAAAAGACGAAAAACCGGAAGAGAAAAAATCGGAAGAGAAAAAATCGGAACCAAAAAAAAATCATCAAGAGCGGCGCTGGGATAAAGTTCTCGGCGAGGGGAACCGGCTAAAATCAATCGTAGCTCGACAACAGGAAGAAATTGAAGCGTACCGTGCGGCTATGGCCGAACGCGGGCAAAATCCGGAACAGCCTCAATCTTTAGAAAAACCCATACGCTCTAATTATGCAGACGACGCGGGATATATTGATGCGGTGATTGAGTACAAGACCAATCAGCGTATGAACGATATAGAACAGAAAATGAAGGTTCAGACGGAACAAGTTAAAGAGATGACTGTTTTTGAAACGCGCGAAACTGAGTTTAAATCAATAACGCCCGATTATGAAGAAGTCGTACAGGGCGCGACTGATGTTCCAGTTTCTGAAAGTATTATAGCGGCAATAAAGGCCAGCCCCTCAGGCCCCGCTATCCGGTATTATCTAGCACAAAATCCTGATATTGCCGAGGAGTTAGTTGATCTTCCGCCTGTGCAGGCGGTTTTGGAAATTGGACGGCTTGAGGCAAAAATTGTTGCTCCCGTAAAAAGACCGGCTATAAAGCCGAGCGGGGCGCCTGAGCCTGTAAAACCTGTTGCCGGGAACCGAGGGAAAAACACCGTTGACCGGGATAGACTGAACGATGATGAATGGCGTAAACTGCGACATGCAGAGCGCAAGAAAAACCGATCTTAATCAAAAAGGAATAAATTATGGCTAATTCTTTACTAACTCCTACAGAGATTACGAGGGAGTTTCTTGACATACTCCACTCTAATATCGTAATCTGCAAAAACATGGACAGACAATATGAATCAAAATTCGCTAATAGCGGGGTATCGCTTTCCGGTAATAAAATCGGCCCTAACCTGCGCATTCGTAAACCTAACGTTTACAATGTGCGTTCTAGCTGGCCGATGGCCCAGCAGGACATTACCGAAGCGTATGAAACGCTGACGATTGATACCGTGCGCGGAATCGATATGAATTTTGATGACAGCGCGCTAACTTTGACCATTGACGATTTTAGCCAACGCTACATTGAACCGGCCGCGAAACGTCTTGCAGCGGAACTTGATTATGTTGCCGGCGCATACATTGTGAACAATACGTATAATGCTGTTGGAGAAATCAGCACCACGTATTATACGCCGGGTTCAAACTCCAAACCGACAACGTTTCTTAATGCTATCAAACGCGTTAAGGAAAATCTTGCTCCTATGGACGACGGGATCTGCGCCATTATCAGTCCGACAACTGAAGCCAGCGTCGTTAGCGGTTTATCTGGTCTTTACAATCCGCAGAATGCTATTTCTGGGCAGTATGAGGAAGGTCAGATGTCGCGGGCGCTCGGTGCTAAATGGTATATGTCACAATTGCTTTCCTCTCATGTCAACGGCACGCGAACGGATACTTCGCCGATCACTTCGGCTGCTCCGGCCTTGGGCGCAACGAGTATTGTCGTAACCGGCGCAGGAAATTCGTTGACTTATACGGTGGGCGACACTCTTTCTATCTCAGGTATCTATGATGTCAATCCAGAGAGTAAGCAACAGTACGCCACGCTTAAACAGTTTGTTTGCACTTCGGCGGTAACGAGTGCCGCAAATGGCAACGTAACGCTCTATGTGGCCCCTGCAATTTATACCAGCGGCCCGATGCAGAACTGTACGGCGTTTGGCACAACTAGTCGCGCGCTTTACAATATTACGATTGCCAATGGTTATCCTTCCGGCCCGGCCAGTTCGACTATGCCGGTAGATATTGTAATGCATGAGAAATCTTTTGCATTGGCCACGGTGGATCTTGAACTGCCTCGCGGTTTGGATATGGCGGCGCGCGCGTCAAGCGACGGAATTTCTGTACGTTTTTTGCGCGGTTATGACATTTTAAACGCCAGGATGCTTTCCAGATGCGATATTTATTTCGGAATTTGCAAACTGCGGCCTGAATGGGCTTGCAAAGTCTGGGGCGCAGCAGCATAACTTTAATCTAGGCCAGGGACGGCCTTCTGATGTTTTAATTTTTATAACAGTTAACAACAAAAAAGGAAAATGATTATGGCTATCACTAACACGTCTGGAACAAATTTTGTTGAACTTATTGGTGCCCGGCAACCCGATGGAGTGTCCATTGGCAACGCCACAACCGATAAGATCACTCTTTATGGCGGTACACCCGTTTCACAGGCTGCGGCAATTACGTTTACCGGCACGACATCCGGAACCGACGCTTGCGCTGCAATTTCCTCAATTCTGGCAGTTCTTTCAACGGCTGCTGGTGGGATTGGAATTACCGCGTAACTTTTTAAAGGGGCGCAAGTAATTGCGCCCTAGTCTATATTCTTGAAAGGAACAAAATGGATATTAAGGAATTTGCAAAAGAAAACAAATTGAAAATAATGATTGCAACTCCATTTTATGACTTTCATGGTTTTGCTCCCTATATTTCTTCGCTTGCGTCTTCGGTAATGATTATGCAGACTGTCGGCATTCAAACGGAATATTTGACTGTCTGTGGTAATGCCTATATAGAAGACGCTCGGAATACCCTGGCCCGTTTGTTTCTTTCGTCTGATTTTACACATTTAATTTTTATTGATTCTGATTTGCAGTGGGATATTACATCTTTGATTAATTTAATTTTAGCAGACGAAGAAATCGTCGGTGCGACATTCCGCTTTAAGTCCGATGACGTTGATTATCCCTGCACCATTAAAACTGATAATATTAATTATAAAACAACCGATACGCATGCAGGCCCGCCCATAGTTACGGATAAAGGGCTTATTTCCGCTACGCGAATCCCTACAGGATTTATGAAAATTAAGCGGTCTGTTTTTGAGAAATTAATTAACCTTTATCCGGATAATTTTTATTATTCTCCTTACACCGAAGAAAAAACTTATGATTTTTTTGGCCGTATGTTAAAAAATCATAAAAAATTAGGCGAGGACATTTCTTTTAATCAAAGATGCATAGATGCAGGAATAAAATTATTTATTGAACCACGCTGTACTTTGACGCACTGGGGAACAAAAGGATGGAAAGGAAATTATCACGAATATTTGCTGGCACAACCGCAGGCCAAACCTGTTTGGCAAGCAACTCCTGAAAATTTGATTGCGATAGACAACAAGCTTAAAAACCTTGAAAAATCATTAACAAAAATCATCGATAATTCCGGTACTAATGATATTTCAGTAGTTAAAAAATTTGATTATGATGTTGAATTTGAAACTATGGCGGCGCGGGTAAGATATGAGTAAGATTTTGTTTTGTATTCCGAGTTATCGCGGCATTATTTATCCTGCATTTAAGGAAAGTTTTGAACGCGGGACAAAAGCCGTTGCGAATTCCGGTCATCTAGTTGCCTATCGTACTTTTAAGGGGCATTCGCTTATTCCGCTTGTGCGAGCGACAATTATTCGTGATTTTCTTTCGACACAAGCAGATATTTTATTTATGCTTGACGATGATTTGAGTTGGGGCGTGGAAGACATGCTGGCAATGATAAACACCGAAGGCGATGTTATTTCCGGCGCATATCGGCTAAAAACCGATACCGTTTTTTTTCCCGTATTACCATACAAAGACAAAGACAAAGACGAACAAATGCAAATCCGTGAAGACGGTTGTGTGCGTGCGGAAAAGGTAGCGGGAGGATTTTTAAAAATCACGCGCGATTGTCTGACAAAAATGTGTAAAGCATACCCTGAACGTGAATTTGAGGACAAAGCATTTGATGGTACGAGTAAATTAGGGTGTTGGGATTTTTTTCCTGTTGGTGTTCATAACGGTATTTATCAGGGAGAAGATTACGGTTTTTGTCGTTTATGGACGGAAATCGGCGGGGAAATATGGATTTATCCTGATATAACTTTTAATCATTATTCCGAAAGCGGAAAATATTATCGCGGAAATTATTGGCAATATCTGAAAGAAACGGTTTTAAAACTCGAACCTTTACCGGCAATGGTGTAATATGGTTAAAAATGCGGCAGGAAAAATTTATTTTACAATATACGACAACGATGCGGAAGCATATATAACTTCGGATATTTCCGCTAATTGTTCAGCGATAATGATCATAGACGGTATTGCTCATGCTGGGACTGGAACATTTTCTCATATTAACGATAAAGATTTTATGTATTCATATCTTGCCGCCGAATCTAACGGGGATCAGATTAGATGCCGAATTACTTGTTCGGGAGGAAATTATCAAATAGATTCACAGGATTTTCAGTCCGTTACGGCGCCCACGGTTGCCCAGATTGACGCACAATTAATCAGTAGTCACGGCGCGGGGGCTTGGGGCGCGGGGGCTGGTGGAGCAAATACGATTACCGTTATTACGCAAATTGGATCGACGATTGCTATACCTAATGTTGCTATATCTATTTATAATCAATCAGGCGGGCTTGTAGCATCTTGTCAAACAGATGCTAATGGTCAAACCGTGCTTGATGTTTCTAGCGCATTATATACATTAAGACCGGTTAAAGCCGGATTTAATTTTTCTTCCGTTTCGTGGAATGTTCCCACGGACGGGTTGACAATAACTATTACGGGAATCGCGGCAATATCCAGTACAAGTATTTTCGTTATTACTGTATTAGATATTATTAAACGCGCGTTGCGGTTGCTTGGCATAACGGCAACAAATGAAACACCGGACGCTCAAGAAACCGCTGATGCGTTATTTGTACTTAATGAAATGATGGATGCGTGGCAGACTGAAAAACTTATGCTTTACGCCATGAAAAACGAAATTTTTAATATCACAGGTGGCATAGGGGATTATACAATAGGGCCGGGCGCGGACTGGGACACTGCCAGACCACTTAAAATAGAAACGTGTTTTGTCCGCGATGCCGTTTCGGGAAATCTTGTTGATTATAATGTTGAACTTATTCCAAACGATAAATATGAGGAAATACGCCTCAAAACACTTGCGACAACATATCCTACTTTTGCGCGTTACTTGCCTGGGCCATTTCCAAATGGAACATTATCATTTTGGCCCGTGCCTAATAAATCGATGAGCGCGGGCATTAGTCAGTGGGGTTTAATAGGAGCGTTTGTAAATTTAAGCGATCCTATTGTATTGCCACAAGGATACCGGCAGGCTTTGGCGCATGGACTAGCGTACTATTATGCTTCCGAATTCGGCCTTAATCCGGCAAAATTTCAGACGCAAATGATAGAGGCAAAAGCAAATATTAAACGGATTAATACTGAGGTTGTATTGGCGGGAACTGACGCGAGTTTAAGAAACAATCCGTCGCATATTTTTAATATTTATGCAGGTTTGTGATTATGGAAATCTCATTTTGTGGCGGCATGAGTAAAGGGCGCTCTGTTTCAGTTGACGGCGCGGAATGTGTTAATTTATATCCCGAAATAACCGGCGCTTCACAAGTAACCAAAGCTAATTATATTACTAATCCTGATTCAAAAAGTAATATGATTTTGATTGGTACGCCGGGAACCGTTGAATTTACAAAAATTCCAGGTTATGGCGTTTGCCGCAGATTATACGCTTCTGCCCTTGGGCGATTGTTTGCCATTATCGGTAATAAGTTTTATGAAATAAAACCAGATAAATCTTATATTGTACTTGGTACTCTTAATACTGATAGCGGTTATGTTTCCATAGCTGAAAACAATTTTCAGTTAATGCTTTGCGATGGGAATGCCGGATACATTTATAATTTTCAAGAGGTGCTTGATAATTCCGGCAATATAATGGCTGCGGCGGAAACTTTTGTAACAATATCCGATCCGGCATATCCGCTTGGTAATTCGGTAATATGTATAAATGGTTTTTTTATACAGAATGAAGTTAATACATCCAATTTTTGGTTTTCCAAATATCAAAACGGTTTAATCTGGGACGGCACCTGGTTTTATGCCGCCGAAGGATCGGCTGATCCTATTCTCGCTATCGGGACAATAAACAATGAGATTTGGTTATTTGGCAGCAAAAGTATTGAAATTTGGTATAATCATCCGCCAACAGGTACGGACGCATACGATATTTTTAGCCGTGTAAATAATACTTTTTTAAATATCGGTCTTGCTTCTATTGCTTCCGTCGCAACGATAAGCAATACAATATTCTGGCTGGGAAGTAATCTTGAGGGAAACAATACAATTTACTCCGGCACCGGCTATACTCCTGGACAAATAAGCACTCACAGCCTAGAATATCTATTAAGTCAAATGACCATAACCGATGACGCCATTGGAATGTGTTATCAACAAGAAGGCCATGCGTTTTACGTGCTAACGTTTCCTAATGGGAATCAAACATATTGCTACGATACATCTACCGGTTTATGGCATGAACGGGGCAGGTGGAATAAATCAACGGGCACCAATGATGCATGGCCTGGAATATGCTGTGTATTTTGGAATAATAAAAATTATATCGGTGATTATCAAAACGGTTCTATTCATCAGCTTGATCTAAATGTTTATACCGATAATGGCAATCCCATAATCCGCAAACGTACCGGCGGACATATCCATTCTGATCGGCAACGTTTGTTTTTCCATGAATTTGAAATTGATTTACAGCGGGGGATAGGTCTAACAAGTGGACAAGGTTCAAATCCGAAGGCTTGTTTGCAATGGTCTGATGACGGTGGATATAAATGGTCAAATGAATATTGGAGCAGTCCTGGAAAAAAAGGAGATTACCGAGCCCGTCTGCATTGGCATAGATTAGGATATTCCAGAGACAGAATATTCAGGTTGACGGTTTCCGATCCTGTTAAGTGGGTGGTAATCGGATGTCGGGGAGATATTGAGATCGAAAAGGAATAGCTATGGTTAATACTTCAAAACTTGCTCCACCACCATTAAAATCTAATGATCCGAATTCTCACGAATGGAAAAGATACCAATCCGATTTGTATGATGCAGTTTTAAATAATCCGGGCGTACCTGGAAAAGACGGAAAAGACGGTACAAACGGAACAAATGGCAAAGACGGGATAGACGGCAAAGACGGAATAGACGGCAAAGACGGGCAAAATGGCGCTATAGGAGCAACGGGGCCGGTAGGGCCTACCGGCCCATCGGGCATTTTAAGTGTTACGTTTAATATTAATTTTTTGATTGATGGAGGTGGTGCAGCCATAACGACAGGCAACAAACCTTACTTGCAAATTCCAAGATTAATTTCTATAATCGGTTGGACGTTACTTGCCGACATTTCCGATTCCATGACCATTGATGTTTTAAAAAATAGCTATGTAAATTTTCCGGTTGCCGTGAGCATGGTTGGTGCCGGAACAAAACCTTATCTGAGTTCACAGCTTGCGAATACCGGCAATGTTTTGGATTGGAGTACGGCGACGCTTAATGCGGGAGATTTTCTCTTGATTGATATTACGGTCGCATCAACAATAACCAAAGCCAGTTTAATTTTGAATTATACCGGATAATTTATGTCTCAACTAATTGTAGGTGTTGATACTACGACAGGCGATGTCGGGACATCTCCTGATTTGGGTTTATCCTGGGGCTATGAGACAGCCGCTTCGGGTGAAACCCTTTACGGCATTGACATATCAAAAGACGGATCTAAAATTACTGCCTGCGCTTTTGGTGGGCATATCTGGACAAAATCCGGCGGCTTATGGACTTCGAGGGATATTGCCCGTAACTGGTTTAGAAACAAAATGTCTGCTAATGGAGTTATCCAGGTTGCTATTGTTTACGGTGGATATGTATATGTGTCAACAGATTCGGGCGCAACCTGGACGCCCTGTCTTGGCGCTTCCCCGCCTGGCGTTGCCGGTGTTGCAGACTGGCATGGCGTAGACATATCGGCGGACGGTACTAAAATTGTTGTCTGCGCATATACAGGCGGCGGTTTATGGCGCTCAGATGATTCCGGCGCAACCTGGGCAAGTCTTGGAACACCCTCCGGGCCAAATCCCGCTGATGTAGCAATATCAAACGATGGAGTATATATTACCATTTGCGGCGCCGGCCCCGGACAGTGTTATTCTTCTCAGGATTCAGGCGCTACGTTTGGAATATTCAGCACTATTGCGGATGCTTGGCTTGGCGTTAAAATGTCTGACAGCGGACAATATCAAACGGCAATTGGATATTCAGCCCCTAATATTGCTTGGGGGGTGTTTTCGATTAATTATGGTGTCACCAGTTTTGCCGTTACTTTTGATACCGGCCCGTTGGGTACTCCTTACGATGTAACAATGAACGATGACGGTACTATTCAATTTTGCGGTTTTTATGGAGGGCCTGTTTACAAATCGGTAGACTACGGAGCAAACTTTATAAAACAGGTGTTGGACGCTAATGTATTTGGCGCAATTGCAATTTCAGAGCCGTTGTTATTACACGAAATAACACAAGCAATTTTTATTTAGTAAAAAAAGAGTAAACATGCCGCAACTGCACCCATTGACGCGCTGGACAGATAGCAAACTCTGGCAGATTGCCATAGGGATTATTATAATTATCGGTGCGGATTTGGTTTTGCATTCATTTGAATTTGTCAAGGCGCAGGATGAAAGTCATATTATCGCCACGGTCATGGCCTCGCCTGCTATGGATAATCATGTACGGGCTGTAAATAAGGAACAGGTATCGTTGCTGGTGGAAAATGTAAATTTTTTACTGCTCTGTAATTACGAAAAACTAAGCGCGGCTGAAATTGTCAGGATGAAAGCGCGCGCAAAAGCCATGTCGTTTGAACAACAGAAACAAACGGAGCAACAGCCGTGAATGCAATCCAGGATATCTTCCGTTTTGCCGTAGCCGCAGGGGACAACACGCCGGGCTTGGCCGATCGTTTACCAGCGCCGTTAATTCATTTTGATGAGCATAAAAACAAGGATTATTATGGCTTTATCGCTGTTTACGATAAGCGCGTGATCGTTTCCATTCGGGGCTCGGAAGATTTGGAAAACTGGATTGAAGACTTTAAAGCCGCGCCTCTGGCACAGCACGGCGGTTGCCACGACGGGTTCTATCAGATATTTGATTTTTTTAAGGATTGGATACACCTGTTTTTTTTGCAGGAACAAGAACGAGATGTGATTTGTACCGGACACAGTATGGGCGCCGCTGTTGCCACGCTTATTGCGGAACAGCTTGCCAGCGATCCGGTTTTAAAAGCCAAAAGGGACATATCAAATATTAATTTTGCCTCGCCCATGCTTTATACGCAGTCCGGACGCGACGCATACAATCATCTGCCGCTCAATACTACGCGAGTATTTTTAAAATTTGACCCGGTTCCGCTTCTGCCGGGCTTTCAGTATCGGCATGTCGGGAATGGTTATTATTGCCCGGAGCCGTGTTATGATTTTTTTTTGTTGGCAGAAAATCATTATCCGTCAATATATAAAAAATACATTGACAAAAAGGCGGGTGCGTAATGTACCAAATGCTTCATTTTCATCCCGAAGAAGTGCTTCCAAAATCATGGCTTGATGATTATGGCGGCAACGCTCTTTTAGCTATGGATGAAAGGATCTTAATGAGCATTGACGCAATCCGTGAATATTTTGCCGTGCCGGTTGTAATTAACAACTGGGCAGCCGGTGGAAGTTATATGTATCGCGGCCTGCGGACTCAAAATTGTCAACAGTATACTCCGAATAGTCAGCATTCATTCGGCCGCGCGATTGATTTCGATGTTATGGGAGAAACAGCAAACTATGTGCGAGGAATTATATTAAGTAATCGCGCGCGCTGGCCGTTGATAACAGCCGTTGAATTGAATGTAGATTGGATTCACATCGATTCCCGAGACGGTACGGGAAATTCAGATATTATTTTATTCAGCAAATAGGATTTTTTGTGAGCAACGGAAGCAGGCTTTGTATCCTTAACAAATTGGAGCATTGTTCCGCGCGCAATAAGGAAGATGGGACATGCAGTCTTAAAGTGGTGGCGCCGTTCGCTACGTGCCGTTTTGCCATGTGCCCGGCGGAATTGAGCAAGGAACCGGAAAGCAAAAAGAGGACGTTTAAACCAAATTTATGAAAAAACTATTTATCATTTTTGTTCTGGCTTCGCTGGCTTTCGGGCAAGACCGTCTCAGCATCGTTGATCTTGGTAAATGGATACAGACGGCCTATTCCGGCACTGTCGACCGGGCGGATAAGATGCAGTCAATATCGACAACCAATCCGCCGACAATTGGCTTGGTTCCGAAGGACGGTACAGGCAAGGATACGGGTGTAGCTGATATAAAAATGTGGGTAATGTCATATACCATTGCCGCGAAAACATTTTATCTTACCGTATACTCGATTGATTCCCTGTGCTTTTTGGTCTTGCCTGAGGCATATAGTTTTTTGGGCAAGGGCTATAATGTAAAATTTACTAAGTTGACAACAGCGAATTTGTCAACGGCGGCATCGAAATGAAAAAAATAATAACATTTTTAACCGTTCTTTTATACATCACTGCTTTGTGGGCGGTGACATATGTTTTAGACCAATCGTATACTTTATATGATGCATCTTTTTACCTGCAAGTGCGCCCTACCACAGGAGTCCTATGGCAGGCAACCTCGTTTACACCATCCGTCACTGGCATTTTAGGCAAGATCACTTTGCGAGTAGCTAAAGCTGGGGCACCATCCGGCAATGTTTGGATTGAAATACACGCCGATAACTCTAACAAACCCAATGAATCAGCGATTTTAGTCCAGTCCGATAATGTAAATCCGGCAGGGTTCAGCACATTACTAACAACCGGGGCGGAACAGGATTTTATATTTTCAACACAGTATTCTTTGACCGCAAATACAAAATATTGGATGGTATTTAATGGCGATTATGCCATATCCACGGTAAATTGGGCTGCGGGTTTCATAAAAACCAACGCATCTGCCACTTTCGGATACAGAAATGCGACTGTTTTTGTAATCCCGTATAATTCCAATGCCAACGGCTATTTTTTAGAATATTATTATGTACCATCGACCGCCCGTCACAATACCGCCAAACCTTTTTATTTCGGCTTCGGAAGGAACTAATCTATGAAAAAATTAATATCTGCGCTTATTGTGCTTTTATGTGTAACCGGCATGTGGGCGGAATACAATAAAAATGTCGCCTCGCAGGTTATCCCTATCGTCGTGCGCGATACTCTTGCCGGATACCGTTACTGGGTTGGCAACGACAGTAACAAGCTCGCCGGATACGTTATCAAAGACGGCGCACAGGGATTACGGTTACACGGTACATTTGCGGCTTCCAGGGACAGCATCGCAGGCGGCGGCGTAATCGGTTTTCATTACACCACTTTACAAACCGAAACAAACTGCGACGAATGCGATTTTATTTTTACCGATACCGGCAATCACATTCCCGATCCGGTTTTTATCCACACGATACCAAGCCCGCTATTTACGGCGGCCAGCGGCACGGCATGCAGCTCATTGGTCAATACAAATTACGGCCTTATGCTAAAACTGCCGGATACGACACTATTGACGCGCAGCAGGATGTCTAAAGCGGACAGCATCGACGCCAAGATCACTACGCGGCTCGCTACAACCGGATATACCGCGCCAAATAATACCGTTTCAGCTGCACAGGCCGGGAGACTGGACAGTTTATTGCACATGCCGAGCAGTTTGTATTATACCACGCAGCGAAGCGGATATCTGGACAGTCTCGATCAAAAAATATCGGCCTGTTCCCGCCCGGCAGTAGCACAGACAATTACAGCGCCGACGACGATGGTACTTAACACCGATCTGACCACAACTCGCATTCATGCGCTCGACTCACTCAATGCTGCTATAACAACTCGTATGGCAACATTTACTTATACCGCTCCAAACAACAAATTTGATTCAACGATATGGACAGCGGCGCGGGCACATAGACTGGATTCGCTTGATAAAAAAATATCCAGCATTTCAGCAGGGAGTAGTTCTCAATTCGACTCAACAATCTGGACGCATTCTCTGGCGAATCATTTGCTCTTGACAACAGATACAACGCACTGGGGAGCTCTGAGGGCATTACGCATAGATAATTATATCAGTAGCAGACAACCAAAAACAACCGGGCATTGAAACGGAAGCAGGATCTGCCATTCAAAACCCCACGGATCGTATTGTATTATTGTGCCCGTTTTATATTTTGAGAGCATCTGTATCTTTCTTTGGATCGCCCTTACTGTTGTTGTGACCTACGTCCGTAAGTTAGCTGCCTTACCGCTTTCTTAGGATACTTGAGGCTGTGGCTACTTCCGGCTCACCACAATGTCCCCGAAGGGCATTCCCTGCACCTTTTCTTGGGCAGTAAGGC